ACGAGGCCCGGCGCCAGGCGCCGGTCTCGCGGTGGCCCATCATCTCGCTCTGGCGCGGCTCCCGCGGCGCCAGCACATCTCGGCGCGAGCGCGGCTCGTTGCGGAAATCTATCGTGGCGTACGCCTACCGCGGCCAGGCCGGCAAGGGCATCGGTCCCGGAGCGGCGGCGCAGGTCAACGTGCGCTGGGGCCTCCAGCGGGCGCCGCACGCGCACCTGGTGGAATTCGGTACTGGCACGCGGACGGCGAAGTCGGGAAAGGTGATGATGTTCCCGGCGCTGGGCGGCCAGGGATGGATCGCGGCGAAGCGCGTCGGGCCCACGCCTCCCAATCCGTTCTTCCGGCGCGCCGTCGAGCGCGCGGGTCCAGTGGCGCTTGATGCGGCTCGCGACCGCATTGCGAAGATCCTGGAAGGCGCAGCCCAGAAATGACGATTGCGGCGAGCCTCTATGCCCATCTGACCGCCCATCCGGCCGTAGCCGCCCTCGCGGACGATCGCGTGTACCCGGTTCTCGCGCCGCAACGGGATCCGAATGCGCCTCTGGCGCCGACGCTTGTCTTTCGCCTGGCCGCCAGACGCGATGCGCTGGTGCTGAATGGGCCGTTGACGCTGGCGACCACAGAGTGGGAAATCGCGGCTCTCGCGGCAGATTACGACACCGCTCACGAGCTGGCGGAGGCCGTGATCGGGGCCCTGAACTACTTCAAAGGGCAGATGGGGGGAAGCGTGCAGGTCGAGGCCTGCACGCTTCAGGATGCAGCGGACTTCGACGAGACGGATCTCGGGTTCTTCGCGGTCCTGCTGCGGTTCGAGATTCAGTTCAAGTAACGAGGAGGAACGATGCCTTACAGCGCATTCGCCGTGCAGGGCACGGCGCTGCAAGTCAAGATCGGGGCTGCCTTTGTGGCCGTTCCGGGAGTCGAAGGCCTGTCCGGGCCCACGGGCACGAAGCAGCAGATCGACGTCACGGCCATCAACGATACTGCGGCGAAGTTCGTCGCAGGCCTGCCGGACTACGGCGAGGTCACTTTCCGTCTGTACTGGGATCCGTCTGACTCGGCACACCAGCATCTGTTGACGAGCTATCAGACTCCAAACTCGACAGACGAGTTCAAGCTGGTCTGCAGCGATGCCGGAGCGGCCGAAGTCCTGTTCAACGGCCAAGTGACCGGATGGCAGTGGTCGTTCGAGAAAGGACAGGCGGCCAGCGTCGAAGTGACGATCAAGGTCAGCGGCAACGTGACGGTAACCCCGTAAACCATGTCGAATCCGAATCCACTCCGCAAAGAACATTTCGTCGAGATCGGCGGCCGCCGGCTGCCGCTGCGCTTCGAGCACCGTGACTTCGCGCGCGCCGAAGGCCGGCTCGGCATGGCGCTGCTCGGGCCTCCGGCGGCCGAATTCTGGGCCAAGGCCGGGCCGGCGTATCAGACGGGAGTGCTGCTGTTTGTCGGCCTGCTGCATGCCATGCCGCAGCTGACGCTCGAGCAGGCGCAGGACATGATCACGTTCGACAACGCGGCCGCGATCGAACAGGCGGTCTTCGAGGCGTTTTCGGACGCGCTCCGCGTGCCTGGCCTGAGCGGCGAGAAGGAGGCTGCGGCCGATGGCCCTTTAGCAGGGACGACTACTGGCTCGGAATCTGGGCCATCGCCAGAGTCGACCTCGGGCTCCCAGATCGAGACTTCTGGAGGATGACCCCGCGCGAGTTCTGGGCGCTCGTCGACCGCGCCCAGGCTCGGGAGCGGCTGGCCGACGTGCGGGCCGGCATGATGCCCTGGCTCTACTGGAACGCTCATCGGGGAAAGACACCGGAGAAGCCGCTCGAGGAGTTTCTGCCGACGCTCTGGGGCCGCAGGCGGCGCGGCATGAGTGGAGCCGAAATTCTGGCACGCTTCCGTGCATTGAAAGATGGCGCGTCTCAGTGAACTGATCGTCAAGATTACCTCTGACACGGCGCAATTCTCGCGCGGCGTGCGCGAAGTGTCGGTAGAGATGCAGCGGCTCAGTTCGGCAAGCGAGAACGCCGTGCGCGGCATTCGTACAGCGTTCGAGCGGATCGGCGCCATCGGAACCAGGCTGACGATCGGAGTCAGCGCGCCGCTGGCGGCGCTGGGCGTGGCTGCGGTGAAGGCCGACGCCGATCTGGAAGCCCTGCGCATGGGCCTGATCTCCGTCAGCGGCAGCGCCGCCGCGGCGGACAAGCAGCTCGCGCGGCTGGCCGAGGTGGCGAAGCTGCCGGGGCTCGGCTTCCGCGAGGCCATCCAGGGCTCCGTCAATCTCCAGGCCGCCGGTTTCTCGGCTCAATTGGCAGAGCGTTCTCTGACGGCTTTTGGCAACGCTCTGGCCACCGTCGGCAGAGGCAAAGCCGATCTGGACGGCGTCATTCTCGCCCTCACCCAAATCCAGTCCAAAGGGACGATCTCGGCGCAGGAGATCAACCAGCTCGGCGAGCGTCTGCCGCAGATCCGCGCTGCGATGAAAGCCGCGTTCGGCACGGCCGACACGGAAGCGCTCCAGAAGATGGGCATCTCGACGCAGGAGTTCATTGAGCGGATCGTTGCGGAGTTCGAGAAACTGCCGCCGGTAACCGGCGGCGTCAAGAATGCGTTCGAGAACATCCGCGACGCTGCCGAGCGGGCGATGGCCGAGTTCGGGGCCGCGCTGCGGCCTGGCACGGAGTTAGTGGCGAAATTCGCCGAGGCCGCTGTTTCCAGGCTGGCGGATCTGGCGAAAGGATTCCGCGAGCTGCCGCCGGCCATCCAGGCCACGGCTGTGGCGCTTGGAGGCCTCGCGGTGGCCGCCGGTCCGGCGCTCGCTGCCATCGGACAGATCGGGCTGGGTATTACCGGGATCGCCACAGCGATCCCTGTGATTAAGGCGATGACGGTTGCCGCCGGAGCTGGCATTCTGGCTCTAGGCCAGTTCGCCGGCGCTCTGGTCTCTCAGGTGGTTCCTGCTGCCGGATCGGCCACCGTAGCCCTGAAGGCCCTCGGAGGCGCAGCTCTGCTGACAGCTACGGCTCTGGCCGCTGTACAGGCGGCCGCCGGAGTCGTCCAGTTGGTCTCGGCATCCAGGCAACTGCGCGACGCGCAGCAACAGGCGCGCGAGGCCACCGAGCAACAGAACCGCAGCATCGAGATTCTGCGGATCAAACTCCATCAGGCTGGCATTTCGACCGCGGAACTCGACCAGGCCTACCGCCGGGCCGAAATCTCGATCGCCCAGTACGCCAGCGGGCTGATGCAACTGGCGACAGCCCACAAAGCGACGCACCAGGCGGCGGACGAGGCCAGGCGGCAGACCATGGACCTGGCCGAGGCCTTCCGCGTGCTCGGAGTCGACAGCACCGAGACACTCACGAAGCGCTACCAGCAAGCGCGCGACGCGCTGGCGGCGGTCGAGCAGGCCTACCGCGAGGGCAAGGCCTCCGCCATGGATCTGGCCCGTGCCCAGGAGGCTGTGCGGCAGGCCTTCGAGGCCGTGCACAAGCCAATTAAAGCGGTCCAAGAGGAGCTGGGCAAAATTCAGGGGCCCGAAAATGTCGGCACCGTGCTGCGCGACATGGTCTCCGATATCGCCGGCGGCGCCCAGGCGAAAGAGGCCGAGCAAAGGCTCCGGTCGATTGCCGAGATTCTCTCGCTGCGCGGGTTCGAGCCGGACAGGTTCCCATGGGCCGTGGCCAAAGCCGGCCAGGCTGCGGAGCAATCCGGCATCGCCGCGCAAATAACGGGGCGGTTCTACCAGAGGATGTGGGAGGAGATCGGCAACCAGCAGGCTGCTGCACGCGCCGAACAGCAGCTCAAGCAGTTGGCCTGGGCTCTGGGGATCAACGTCGAGCAGTACAAGAAGCTGCAGGAGGCGAAGAAGCGGCTCGGGTTTGATGGCGAGAAGGACATCCATCAGATGGCCGCCGACGTGGCCGCGCTGAAGTCCAGCAACGCTCCGGTCTATCAGCAACGGAAAGCCGAGTTGGAGCTGTTGCTCGAGAAGCGCCGTCAGAACATTGCCCTCACGCAGGAAGAGGCTGCGCAGTTGCAAAGGCTTCAGAAGTGGCAGCGAGATCTCGGCCGCGAGCAGGCCAGTTTTTGGGAGCAGGCGAAGCAGCGGCTTGGCGCGATCTTTCAGGACACGGCCAAGGACATCACGGACCTGATCTTCAAAGGCGGGAAGTTCAAGGACGTGATGGTGGACAGCCTGGAGCAGATCGGAAAGGCTCTGACACGGCTCGCCATCGAGAAAACCTTCGCGGCGATCGGCCGCGAAATCGCGGGTATCGTAGCGAAGATTCCCGGTCTCGCCAAGATCGGATCGATTTTCGGTCTGGGCGGCGGCGCCGCGGCCACAGCGGGCACGGCAGCGAGCACGGCAGCATCCACGGCGGCAGCCGCCGGGCAGGTGGCCAGTCAGACTGCGGGTACCGTCGGGAAAGTGATCGGCTCCTCGTTCACCGCGCTGGCCGGCGTGGTCACGGGGGCCATCAGCGCTGTGACCGGAGTGATCGGCGTATTCCAGGCGGCTCGTCAGGAGAGTTCTCTCAACGCGATTGAATGGAACACGCGCAAGAGCTCGCTGCATCTGGAGCACATCATCCACCGCATCAATGCCGGCCTGCCCGGATTCGGGGACGTGCAGGCGCGCATCGTTGAGGTGCGGGACGTCCTGATCGGGTGGGACGAGTACATCACCGGCGGCCTGAAGCTGGCGGGCGGCGGAGGCAATATCACGATCAACATGGACGGCGCCAACTTCATCGGGTTCCGGGACCTGGATGCGTTCTTGGACGAACTCGTCCGCAGGCTGAAACAGCGCGGTCTGTAACTACAATGGCCATCACGCTTCTCATCGCAGGGGGGCCGTACAGCATCAAGGCCGGCACGCTGAGCATCGTCGAGACTCTTGGCGGCCGCTCGACCTGCGAGTTCTCCATCGACAACCCGGACGGGTCGATCACGCCGCCGCGAGTCGGCCAGAGCGTGCTCATCAAGGACGGCGTTTACACGATTTTCTCCGGAAGCATCGAATCCATCGAGGCGACACGCTACCATGGCACATTCGCCGGATTATTCCGCGTTTCCTGCGTGGATCACCACAGGATTCTCGACCGCCGCATCACGGGCGAGCGGCAATGGCAGAACCAGAGCGCAGGATCCATCCTGATCGACATCTGCACGTCGTGGCTGGGCGGCGAGGCTGTGGGGCTGACTTTCGTGCAGGCCGGGCCCACGATCGAGGAGTTCAGCGTTGAATACACCCCCATTTCGGAGGCCATCGACGAACTGGCGAAGCTCGCCAGCATGAGGTGGTACATCGATTACGGCAAGGAGCTGCGCTTTTTCGCGCCTCTCACTTCCATCTGCCCGTTCGAGATCGAGCCCGGCAGTCTCAATTTCAGCGGGCTGACGATCCAGGCCACGCGCGAGCAGTACACGAACAGGGCTGTCGCCAAGGTGGCGCGCCTGATCCGAGCCACCCAGACAGCGCAGTTCGATGCCAATGGGCGCACCGGCGCGGGAGAGGATCCGCTGCCCTGGATGGTGCCTGACGGATACCGGCGTCGCTGGGCCGTGACCTATCCGCTCTACGACGCACCTTCCATCAGGGTCAACTCAGTTTCTCAGACTGTCGGGAAATTCGGCCAGGACCAGGCGCAGTGGTACTGGAGGGAGGATAGCAACGAGATCGTGCAGGACGAGATGGAGACAGCGCTCTCCTCCGTGGACGTCCTGGAAATCGATTATCGCGGCATCTCAGAGGCCGTAGTCACTGTGGACCGTGACGGCGAGATCGCCAGGCGCGGCTCCGTCGAGGGACACACCGGCCTGTATGAAACAGGGATGGTCGAGCAGGAGGCCATGACGCAGGCCGTTGTCGAGCAGAAGCTGGAGGCGATGCTCGACGAGCGCTCGCGTCTCGGCGCGGTGGTGGTGATCGACACGAATTCGCACATCGAGCCTCTCGCCGTGACCGCGCGCGTCGGCCAGAACATTCACGTCGACGCCGATGGCTACCGGGTGCATTGGTACGACGTCCAGTCGGTGGTGTACGGGGCTCCCTGCCGCATCGTCATCCCGGATCACGGGATCGCCACGGGCGAGAAGGTGCGCCTGCACAACGTGCCGTCCCTGGACGGAGCGTGGACGGTCACGCGCGTCGACGAGGATACCCTGTCCCTGAACGGATCCAGCGCCTCCGGCGCTTACAGCGGCGGAGGATTTGCGTATCCGCTGACCCATCTCATCCGCCAGATCCGCACTACGGATCTGCCGACGGGCAATGCTGCTGTGCAGATCGAGGCTGTGAGCGGCCACGGCGCCATGGAGGCTGTGGGGTTCTTCCGCAGCCTGCGCGCGAGCAGCGGCTCGGCCGCCGGCGCACGGACCATCACACTTGGCGGCCCGTCGGCGCAGGATTTGCAGATTATCGTCGTTGACGGCGCATCTCCACTCGAGCAGGGAAACGACCTCGCTGACAACCGTTACCGCGTCATCGTTGAACAGGGCGCTCAGCTCCGGTTGGTGGAGTGGGCGGCTACGCTGAAATCCTCCGGCACAGCCAGAATTCGCCTCATGGTCAGCTCCGACAACGGGGCCAACTGGACCAGCGTTTTTCCGGCGCCAGGCTCAGTGCAGATCAACGGTGCCGGCGCGAGCGGGACGGCGTTCGCGGCGCCGACGCTCCAGCGCGGCGACCTGCTGCGCTATGACGTGGTCGAGGCAGACGGAAGCGCAGGCGGCCTGTGGCTCGCGCTCAGGGCGCGGAAGGAGGCGTCGTAATGCCAGTCCGATATCCAGGCGGTACGATCCTGCGAAACCAGCTGAGCAGCGGCGGCGTGAATCAGATGGTCGCCGATATCGTCTCCTCGCTGGAGGCTGCCGGTTGGGATATTGCTTCCGAAGAGAAGGCGTTCGTTATTCTGACCTTCACTGGAGTTCCATGGCCATGGGAAGATTGTGCGTTTGATGGCGTCACATATCGGTTTCGCGGCTCTCTCACCAATCCATACGATGTGCTCGTTGGCTCGACCGCATACGAGTGCGCCCTAAATCTGATGCATGCGATTCTCGCGACTCCGAGCGAGGCCGGCGTCAGGTTTCACGCCGGAACTCCTCAGCATCCAACTCTCACTGCATCAATCCCGTCCGGCTCAAATCTCAAAGTCCAGTGGGCTGCGACAGGTCTGGGAAACGGATTTCCCGCGGCTGAATGGTTGAGCAACGCAACACTGGATTCGTCCGTAGGACGCGGAGGAGGCAACACTCTGGCTAGCGAGCGGACGCCGCATGGGCTGCGCATGAGGCTCAAGGTGCAAGGAGAGGGCAGCTACGTCGGACTCATCCCGGGCTCGCAGAATGTCTGGGCGCAGAATCCGCAGCTGCTGACGCCGGACACAGGGATGTATATCATCGCCTGCCGCTACCAGTACTGCGTCTATGAGCAGGGCGGCCTGCCTCCGTACAGTTTCGCCATTGGTGGCGCTCCATTCATCCGCGCGGGTAATGTTGGTCCCGCAATAGCGGGAGCCTCTGAAAACGACGGCCGCTTCGAGGTGAGCACGCTTGCGCCGCACGGTTATCAGACCGGGCAGTTCGTCAACATCGCCGGAGCCGAGGGCGCTCCCGACATGAACGGCAACTGGGAGATCGAGGTCACAGGCCCGCAGTCGTTCATCCTGCTTGGCTCATCGTATTCTGCAGGGTATGACGGAGGCTCTGCGCGCGCAGCCGGGCCCGGGCAGATCAGCGATTGCGTGTTTGCGCAATGCAACATGAATAGTACCGGTGCAACCAGCTTTCGCAATCGGCTCTGGATCGATACACAGGGGCGCTGGTTCAGCGTGATTAATCAGCACGTCGTGAATTTCGATGGCGGGTGGATGCATTCGTATTTCGGGCAGCTTGTGCCGTCATATAGCCCGTGGGGTAAATCTGCATGGTTCGGGGGCGCGGTGGATGTCCTGCCGGCCCGCATCGGCTGGCAGCACGTCGTGAACGGCGTGCGCTATTGGGTTGGAGATCTGTGGGCCGCGTTCCTCGGCGCAGCGCCAGCACCGCTCGATCACGAGATCCAGTTCGACGGACGCACGTGGGTCAACATCACTCAGGACGCAGATAACAGCCTCTGGCTGGCAGTCTCATGATCGCCAAACTTGAGCTCGTCAAATTCCGCATCTGGCGCGAGGACGCCGAACCCTACGACGGCGACAGAGTCGCGCTGACGAGCACTGTCACCGGCCTCATGGCGATCGATGCGGCGCGGGCGATTGGGTGCATGCCCGCATTCGGGTTCCCGCTGATGCCGGAGAGCTACGACGGCAGCGAGGAGCCGCCACGTGGAGGGAGCCCGCGGAGGCACATCTACTGAGTGCCGCAAGTGTTGTTGACGGGAGGCTGTTGATTTCCGGAGGTAGATTCGATGCCTGGGAAAACCCATTCTCATTCAGACACTGTTCTTAACCTGATGCGTGGCCAGAACGCCAGCGCATTCACTCCCTGGGTCGGCCTGTTCACGACGGCTCCCGCCAATGACGGCGCGTCTGGGACTGAGGTCTCGGGAAACGGATACGCGCGCCAGAGCGTGACGCTCTCCGCTCCGACCACCGGCACCGGCAATGCACGCCGCTGTACGAACTCGAATCAGATCACGTTCGGTCCGGCGACTGGCACATGGGGCACCATAGTCGCGTTCGGTATCTGGGACGCGTCCACAGGCGGCACGCTGCGGTACTGGGACAATCTGCCCAGCGAGCACCAGAAATCGTACGTGGCCAACGACTCGATGGTGATCGCCGCAGGCGAGCTGAGCGTGAGCGAGGACTGACATGGCCATTGCCAACACAGACCAGCTGGTGAACGCGTTCAACGCGGCCGCTCCGCTGGACATTTTGAAGCTGTCCATCAGCGCACAGGCCGCTGGATCGTTCATCGACCTGCTGACCGCCGCAGGCAATCCTCCTGCAGGCGCCGTGCCGGCCACTGGCAATGGAACATACTACGACCACACGAGCCAGAGCGCACTGCTTGTTCCTCAGCCTGCCACAGGCCAGACGCTGTATCTGGCGGCGTTCGAGGACATCGCGCAAAACCAGGGTGTGCTGATTCTGTACGACAGAATCTGGGCGAATAGCGGCTTCAGTGGGACATTGACAACTCCTCAAAATGTGCCTACACCGCCGACGCTGCCGCGATGGTCTCCAGGCACTGGAGTGCAGTGCTGGCTCGAGGTGTACACAGCGCTCGGATCGACATCGGTCACGGCAACGCTGAGTTACACGAACGAGCAGGGCCAGAGCGGCCGGACGGCGAGCCTGACCATCCCGGCCTCGATGGGGGCGAACAGGATGTTGCCGTTCCCCCTGCAGGCAGGGGACCGCGGTGTGCAGACCGTGCAGGGCGTCACGCTGAGCGCCAGCACCGGCACGGCCGGCAATTTCGGTTTGACGCTATTGCGCCGCCTCCCCGCGCTGCGTTCGCTCGGCGCCAATACAGGCGAATACCGCGACGCGTTTGGCGTTCCCTTGCTGGCGTTGCCCAGCACGGTGAGTCCGCACCTAATGACGCTCGTCAATGGAACGACCACCGGCCTGTTTCTCGGCACTGCGGTCTTCGTGACAGGGTGATTTGTGCTGATCCGCAACCTCCAGTCGCGCCGATGGACGAGAGCCACGGTATTCGCGAGCGACATAGCGCGATCCGCGTGGTGGCCGCAGGAGGAGACTGGAGGCAATACATACTACGCCAGTGCGTCGACCTTCTGCCAGAGCGCTATCGCAATTGCGCCGATCCGCAGGCGGAGCGCCGCCATGACGGCAGAGGCTCTATTTGCAGGTTCATTTGCCGCTCTGCGGCGCAGAACGGTGACCGCCGGCACAGCGGCCGTGTCCTCGGCAGCTTTGGCTGCCCTGAGGATCAGGAGAGCGCTGGCGGCGGCTACTGCGGACAGTGCGGCGGTCATCGCTCCGTTGAGATGGCGCGGAGCAGCTGCTGGCGCGGCAGGGGCCGCGGAATTCTCGGCCTCGGCCTTGAGGCAACGATGGTCGTCTCCTGCCATAGACAGCGCATCTGGCTGCGCTGCCGATTCTTGGCGGGTTCGGTTGACAGCCTGCGCTGCCGCGGCTGAGAGCGTGCTCTCGTCCATTACGATCAGGCAGCGCAACCTCGATGCAGCCCTGCAGGCTGAAGTCGGTCTCACTGTTTTGTCGGAGCGATGGCGAATCACTCATGCCTGGACGGATGGATGGTCGGCCATGAGTCTGGACCTGCAGCCAGCTCTATCACAGAACCTGGTTTTCAACGCGAGGATGCAGGCGATGCGTTTCCCAGCGCGGAGGAGGCCCGGCATATTCGTAGCCAGGGATGGAAACCGTATCGCCAGCACGAGGAGAGTCGATGTATTTCGTGCTGAAAGACCCAGACTCAATTGAAGACTACTCGATCAACTGGAAGGACTGGCTGGGGACCGAGTCGCTTGCGAGCGCCCAGTGGTTCACACCTCCCGGTCTGACTCTCATTACGTCGTCGATCAATGGCACCATTGCCACGGCGCGCGTGAGCGGCGGAGAACCAGGCCGACGCTATACCATCACCTGCAGGGCGAAAAGCAGCACCAACCGGGAGAACGATGAGTCCATCCGGATCGTGTGCATCCACCAGTGACGGGCAGTGCTCGGCGAATTGGTGACTACAGTGAGTTTCTGCGGTCAAAAATCGCCCGTAACCTGTTGAGTTTTCGTCCGGCCAAGCCGATGAATTGGTGAGAATGCCTATTCTCACCAATTCGTGCCCTCCGATGCCCAGGCGAGCGCGACCTGAAATCCAGTACCTCACGGAACAGGAAGTCGAGCGGCTCTTCTCAGTAATCCGCGATCCGCGTGATCTCGCAATGTTCCGCGTGGCGTATCATCGCGGGCTCCGAGCGCGGGAAATCGGTCTCCTCCAGCTCGCGGATTTCGATCCGCGGTCTGACCGCCTCACCGTCCGGCGCCTGAAGGGCAGCCGCGGCGGGCAGTATCACCTCACCAAGAACGAAGTCAAAGCGATTCGGGCATGGCTGCGGGTCAGGGGAAGCGCCCCGGGACCGCTGTTCCCCTCACGCGTCGGGAAGCCGATCTCGCAGCAGATGCTGGACGTGCTCATGAAACGTTACGGTGAGGCGGCCGGGATCCCGCCCGAGAAGAGGCACGTCCATGTTCTGAAACACTCGGCTGCGACCCATCTGTTGAACCGCGGAGAGCCGATCGAGGATGTGCAGGATCACCTCGGACATGTCAACATTCAAAACACGATGATCTATGCGCGGATAACGAATAAGCGGCGCATCGAGCGAGACCGCAGGCTTCGAGACTGGTGATTTACGACAAATCTCATGTTCTGCATCGTGTTGAAAGAAAACAACTTAATCACTTCCCAAGCTGAACGTCGCGGGTTCGAGTCCCGTCTCCCGCTCCAGCGCCTCCGATTCCCCCGAGAGATGGATTGAGGACGGGCTTTCTCTGTCCAGGGGGCCTCAGATGCGCCGCGGCTGAC